ATGCCTTTGGCATTAAAGAAGAAGATATTTTTGGAAGAGGGGATAACTAATATGAAGAATGAAGATATAAAAAAATTAGAGGGAGTATTACACAATTACAAATCATTACAAGTAGAGATTGAGAATTTAAAGATAGATTTATATATAATGAAGAGTGAATATGATAGTATAGGAAATATAAGCTATAGCGAAAAGACTTCAGCTACCAATAAGTTTAATAGTATAGTAGAAAATGAAATGATTAAGAGAGATGAAAAAATATTTAATCTTAATAGAACTATAATCTTTAAAGAGGCGTTATATAAAAAAATAACTAATGCATTAGAAGCTTTAGATGAAAGAGAAAAAGAATTTATTGAAAGTTTTTATTTCAAGAAATATAGTTATATGAGAATAAGTGAAACAATGAATATGGGATATAGATATGTGTATGATTATAAGGTAAACATATTAAAGAAAATGTTACCCCTAATAGTTACTGTAAATATACAATAATTAATGGAGAGATGTTAAGGAGACAATATGGAAAACCTTGAGGTATAATAAAAACATAGAAAATATATAAAAAATAAAGGCACTTCACAGAAGTGTCTTTTTTATATTATTTCTATTGTATATATGATTAGCGCTAAAATATATCAAAAAATAAAATGTTAGGTTCTATTGGGGGAAAAGAATTTATGACTTTAATGGAGAGTATTAGAACATTCATAAGTACTTGTCCTTATTTACCAGAGCTTAGTAAAGGAATAAATATTAACTATCTTTCTACAGATATATATTCTTTTTCAATAGAAGAGGCAGACAAAGAGTTAGTAATAAAAAGGTATGTTGATGGAAGCAGTATAAGACAATTTACTTTTATACTTACAAGTTGTGAAAGCTATGAAGAAGATATTGTCAAAAATATGGAGAAAAGTAGATTTTATGAGAACTTTACACAATGGTTAGAGGGGCAAAGCTTAATGAGGAACTTACCTGTTATGAGTGAGGGTAAGGAAGCGAAAAAGATTGAAGCATTATCGAATGGATATGTATTTGAAATAAAGCAAGATAAGGCTCAATACAAAATTAAATGTAAATTAACGTATTATCAAAAGGGAGGAATTTAATATGTCAAACAAGGTTAAAGGAAGAAATGGAATAGCAAATTATTTAAATGTAGGAAAAGAATCAGATGAATATGTATTAATGGGAGCTGGATTTACGGAATTAAATGAAACACCAGCAGCTCAAACAAGTTCAAAAAAGTATATTAATGATAAAAATGCAACTAAGAGAATAGTAGGATATGACTGGAGTACACCATTTAATACTGATCAAATAAGAGATGAGAAGGCAATTGATTTTATATGTAATATTGGTGAAATGCAGTTAGTTGGAGATGACTGTGAAACAGATTATGTGATTGTTGATCTTGATAAGAGCACATCAGTAGCTAATGAATATAGTGCAAGAAAATTTAGAGTTGCCATAGAAGTAGCAGAGTTTCCAACAAGTGATGAGGGTGATATGACTGCAACAGGAAACTTATTAGCAGTTGGAGATTTAATAAAAGGTAAATTTAATACTGTTACTAAAGTATTTACAGCAGATGAAGAAACTCCAGCACCAGATCAATTTTAGAGAGGTATAGTTATGATAATAAATAATGTTGAATTAGAGGATTTAGATATATTTGATGCAGAGGTTGTAGATAGATATGAAAGAGCATTTAATAGGGTAACTGAAGAATCTAAGCTTTTAGAAGTAGAAGAGTTAAAAACATCAGAAATAATAAGGTTAGAGTGTAAACTTATTTTTCAATGCTTCAATGAAATATTTGGAGAGGGAACAGATAAAAAGGTTTTTGGAAGTAAAACTAACATATTAATATGTATGAAGGCCTTCCAAGAATTAATTGAAAATATAAATGATCAAAAAAAGGAGTTAGAAGCAGTTGCATCTAAGTATTCACCAAATAGAGCGCAACGTAGAACAAAAAAATAATGAATATACTAATTGATTTATTACCTAAAAAGGTTGAGATAGATGGGATAGAATATGATATAAATTATGATTTTAGAACATCTGTTTTGTTTGAGATTATGATTCAAGATAATGATATTGTAGAAGAAGAAAAAATAATATATGCATTAAATTTGTATTATCCAATTGTTCCTAAAAATATAAAAGAGGCAATTGAAAAAATATTGTGGTTTTATAGATGTGGAAAAGGGTTGGAATATAAAAAAGGTAGAGTAGGAAGTGGTAAGAGAACTCAGATATATTCATTTGAGTATGACGATGATTATATTTATTCAGCCTTTTTAAACCAATATGGAGTAGATCTTCAGGATGTACAAAATCTACATTGGTGGAAGTTTAAAGCAATGTTTAAGTCTCTCAAAGAGGATAATGAATTTGTTAAGATCATGCGATATAGAGCTATGAATATAACAAAGGATATGAGCAAGGAACAAAGGGAGTTTTATACAAAAATGAAAAAGCTTCATGAAATACCAATATCAAAGTCTGAAAGAGAGAAAATAAATGAGATAGAAAAGGCTTTATTAGGTAGTGGAGATTTAAGTGGAATTTCATAAACTTATAGAAGAGCATCTACATTGAAGTGGATGCTCTTTTTATTAAAATAAGGAGGTGATATTATGGAGAATTCACCTATGGTAATTATGCCAAAGTTTAATACAGAGGAGATAAAGGATCAGATAGAAAGTTTTAATAATATCATTATAAATTTTAATACTGCAATTAATATTGATAATGTAAAAAAAGAGATTCAAGAAGTTAAAAGTTCAACTGAAGACTCATTTAAAAAAATGAAAGAGTCGTTATATTCCTTCGGAAATAGTATAAAGGGTATTGGAACTGAGATTGCTGGAATTGGGTCAAAAGCTGTAGAAATGATGAAGAAATATTCTGATAAAGATGTAGTTGATAATTTTGATAAAAGTATATCTAGTTTAAAACAAGTTATATTTAATAAGTTTGAAGAACCAATGAAAAAAGCTTTTGAAACGGCGACTACAGTTATTAATACATTGGCTGAAAGCATAGGTAATGGAGATATTTCTGCTGGTATAGATAAAATAGCTGAATGCTTTGGAAATATAATAAACAAAGTATGTGATTTAGTAATACAGTGGTTACCTAATATTATAGAGGGACTAGGGTGGATATCAAGCCATGCAGATTCACTTATGCCTATTATAGTTGCTATTGGTGGTGCTATAGCAGGATTAAAAGTAGCAAATATATTTGTGGATATATTCAATAAAGTTAAAGACATGATTTTGGTATTTAATGAGTTTAAAAAGTTAGTATCAGGCTTAGGAGACGTATCAAAAATCATATCTGTATTAACTGGGCCGGTTGGGCTAATAGCTGCAGCCATAGGAGCAGTAGCAGCTGCTGTAATATATCTGTGGAATACCAATGAAGGGTTTAGAGATTTTATAATTGGAGCATGGGAAAACATAAAGGAAATTACATTGTCTGTATGGGAAGGAATAATATCTTTCTTTACAGAGACTATACCAGAAGTTTTTCAGAATGTTTTAAATTTCTTTGTTGGAATACCAGAGTGGTTTTTATCTCTTTGGGAAAACATTAAAGAAGCATTTTTTAATGGATGGCAAACGATAGTGAATTTTTTTAGTGAGACAATACCAGCGTGGATCCAGTCAATAATTAATTGGTTTGGAGAATTACCTGGAAAGATAGGATATGTCTTAGGTGCAGTACTTGGTAGTGTGCTAGAACTTGGATTTAATATATGGAATTGGATAATTGATGAATTGCCTCAAATTATACAAGGTATAGTAAATTGTTTTATGAATTTGCCAGGACGAATATGGGAATGGTTAGTAGGTGCTTATAATAATATAGTTCAATGGGGAATTAATTGTTATAATTCGGCAATATGTTGGATAGGTAATACAATAAATTCTATAATAAATTACTTTTCTCAATTACCAGGACAAATATGGGCATGGTTATGTAATGTCGTAAATAATATTAGTCAATGGGGAAGCACTATGTTAAGCAAGGGAAGAGAGGTATCAATAAATCTTGTTAACACAATTGTAGATATTGTTTCTAGTATTCCAGGAAAGATGATTGATATTGGTAAAGATATAGTACAGGGAATATGGGATGGAATTTCTAATATGGGAAGTTGGATAAAGGATAAAATAAAAGAATTTTGTAGTGGATTCCTTGATGGGTTTTTAGATTTCTTTGATATTCATTCTCCATCAAGGTTATTTAGAGACGTAATAGGAATTAATATAGTTAAAGGGATAGGCGTGGGAATTGATGAAGAACTGCCTGACTTAGAAAAAGATGTTGATAATAGATTAGAGTTCTTAACTAAAAAAATGATAACAGCAGTAAGTTATGAAGTATCTGGAGCAGGAGAAAATATTATGACAAAAGGAATGTATGAATTGATTAGTTCCAACAATGGGGCTGTAGTGAATAATGATAATGGAGTGGTTCAAAATATTAGCTTTTATAGATCTATAGAAACACCATCAGAAACTGCGAGAGCAATAAAAAGAGTAGGGAGGGATTTAATATTTGGATAATAAGTTTATACTATTAAAATTAGTAAGTAATAAGGATAAAAGAATTACCTTAGAGATAGGAAAAAATAGTATATATAAGCTACTTGATATTGACGGTATAGAAGGTTCTGACTATGAAGTAAATATTTCAAGTAATATACAATATGATGGTGGTAATTTAGTAAGTAGAAATATTAAACCACGCCCTATTTCTATAAAATTTGAAGTTAATAATATAGGAAATATAGAAAATGAGAGAAGAAAGTTAATTTCATTTTTTAATCCTAAATTTCCAGGTAACCTAGAAATAAATTATTGTGGTATAAGAAGAAATATAAAGTATGAAATTGAAGGGATTAAATCAAAGTTAATGGGGGTATATGAATCTTGCGAGTTTATAGTAGATTTAATATGTGTTGATCCATTTTTAAAAAATATTAATCCAAAAAGAGAGATTTTTATTCCATTAATAGGTGGATTAAGATTGAAAGCTAGTTTACCTTTTAAATTAAAGACAATTTCTAGTGAAATAACAGAAGATAAAGGAAGTTATAGTAAGAATGTAGAGAATCATGGTGATGTAGATTCGCCGTTAGAAATTAAGTTTTATGGTCCTGCAGAGACACCTTGCATAAAAAATTGTACTATAAATGAATTGATAAAGGTTAATAAGAATTTAAAAGAGGGAGAATTGCTATATGTTAATACTGAGTATGGTAATAAAATAGTTGAAGTATGGAAGAACATTGCTAATGAAAAAGAAGTAGTAAAAGAAAATGCATTTAACTATATTGATTTAGATTCAAGTTTTTTTGAGCTGGTTCCTGGAAATAATAATCTAGAGTATAGTAGTGCAAATAGTAAATCTCAAGTACAAAAAGTAGAAATAAGTTTTGTAGAGCGATATTTAGGAGTTTAGGAGGTGTATTATGCAAAATATAGGTTTTTTTAATGGGGAATATGAATATGGACAAGATGAGTTTAGTATGTTTTTTAGGAATATTTGTAGTAGTGGTATAGGTAAAAAGAATGCTAAACATAATGGTTTTAGAGTTTCAATTAGTGGTTTAATAGCTAGAATTGATACTGGTTATGCTATTTTAGATGGATTCTATTTTTATAATAGTGAGATGAAGGATATAGTGATAAATAAACCACAAAATTATGAAAGAATAGATAGAATAGTTATAAGATTAAGTAGGGGAGCAGCTAATAATATAAGTATAGAGAGAAAAATTGGTGTAGAATCATTAACTCCTATAGCTCCAGAGGTAATTAAAGAAAATGATGTTTATGAATTGTCATTAGCGCAAATAAGGGTATCAAAACTCGGTGAAGTAAAATTGACTGATGAAAGAAATGATGAAGAGGTATGCGGAGTATTAACTCCTCAAATAGGAAAAATAAGAAATGTTTTTGTTCAAAAAAGTGAACCTTCTGAGTCTGAAAGAGTGAGTGGATCTATATGGATAGAAGAGTTGCAATAAGAATATTTGACAAAAATTTAAATTTTATTGGAGAAGTGGATAATTTCACTTCTCTTTTTTATATAAGAAGATGGAATAAATATGGAGAGTTTGAATTTCATGTCTCAAAGTTTAATAATGAACTACTAAGAAGGGGGAATTTTATTATTGTAGATAATGATCCCAATAGAAGTGGAATAATTGAGCATATTGAAATAAGCGAAGAGCAAGGACAAGACATAAAGATAAAAGGATATGGATTATTATATATATTATCTCATAGAATTACCATACCACCATTAGGACAAGCTGAACATTTATTTAATTCTAAAAGAATTGAGGAAATAATATATGAACTTGTAGAAAAAAATGCAATAGATACAGAGTCGCTTGTAAATATTGGTAATAAGTCTATAGATTCAAGGAAAATTCCTTACTTATGTATTGAAAAAGAAAAGCATAATGGTGAAATCATAAACTTTAAGACAAGATATAAGAACTTATTAGATGAGTTAAATGATTTATCTAATCTTAGTGGATTTGGATTAACGGTTGACTTAAATTATAGTGGTAATGGTAATTCTTTAATATTTAGAGTGCTAAGGGGTAAGGATTTAACAGTTGAAAATATAGATAATAATCAGCCTCAAATTTTTTCAGTAGATTATGATAATGTAAGAAGCCAAAGTTATATATGTAGTAATATAGGGTATAAAAATTGTGCTTATGTTGCAGGAAAAGGTAATGGTATAGATAGAATTCTGCAAATAGTAAATGGAGAGAGTTTAGGTATAGATAGAAGAGAAATAATTGTTGATGCAAAAGATATAGAGGGCAAAGCTGAATTAATAAAAAAAGGACAAATAGAACTTAAGGAGGCTTCGCAGATTTCCACTTATGAGTGTGTAGTGGATTCTACAGGATATAGGAAGAATTGGGACTTAGGTGATGTAGTAACAACAGTAAATAAAAGATATGGAATAAAAATAAATAGTGTAGTAACTGAAATAAAGGAAATATATGAGTCAGATGGAGTTAAAGTAGAACCAACATTTGGAACAATAATACAAACTACGAAAGATAAGATTGAAAAAGTATCAAGAGTTAATTTGGTTGAAGGAGTTACAGGAAGAGATGGAAAGGATGGACCTGTAGGACCACAAGGACCAGCAGGAGAAAGTGGAATAACACCAACAATAGGAGCGAATGGAAACTGGTTTTTAGAAAATATGGATACTGGAAAGCCATCAAGAGGAATTCAAGGATTACAAGGTATTCAAGGCCCTAAGGGCGATAAGGGGGATATAGGTCCAAAGGGAGAAAAAGGAGATACGGGACCAATGGGGCCGAGAGGAGCACAAGGGCCTCAAGGTATTCAAGGACCACCTGGAAGTAGTAGAAGTTATAGAGTATTTTATGAATATTTTGTATCCTATGAAGGTCAAAAAATATTCGAATGGTCAGATTATTATACTTATCCATTAGGAATTAATGCATTATCAGTATATGTAAATGGTGCACGAGTTACAGATAGAATTTATATAGAGAGAACAGAAAAATCTATAGAGTTTAAAGTAGGATTATCTGAGGGAGATAAGATATTTATTGAAGCGTTTCAGATGATAGCTGATCTTAGAGGTCCACAAGGACCTGTTGGGGAAAGTGGAATAACACCGACAATAGGAACAAATGGAAATTGGTTTATAGGAAGTACTGATACCGGAAAACCATCAAGAGGAGTTCAAGGCGTACAAGGTATACAAGGATTAAGGGGAGAAAAAGGCGAGATAGGTCCACAAGGACCACAGGGAATACAAGGACTAAGAGGTGCAACTGGTCCACAAGGTCCAGCAGGAAAAGATGGAACGCAAATAATAACTCAACCAAGTCAACCAAGTGGTCATTTACAGGGACGAGTTTGGATTCATTTAATTTAAGGAGGAGAAAAAATGGCAATAAAAAAAGCAATTTATAAAGTTGATAATGGAAGTGGTTTTGATGAGATTTATTTTAAGACATCAGCAGAACAAATAGAGGAAAGTTCAAGCCGTAGGTTTGTAACAGATACTGAAAAGAGCAATTGGAATGGAAAAGCAAGTACATCAATAGCATCTAAAACAACAAATGGGTTAATGTCATCATCTGATAAGAGTAAGTTGGATGGAATAGCAAGTGGAGCTAATGCATATGTACATCCGGGTACACATCCAGCAACAATGATAACTGGAGATTCTACGCATAGATTTGTAACAGAGAGTGAGAAGAGTTCTTGGAACAATAAAATAAGTGTGAGCGATTTAGAAAACTTAGTTTATCCTGAAATAATTAATTTTGGTAGTATTGAAAGGGCTGTAGTTACATTTAATAAAAGCAAGATGAGGAATGGTGTAAGGGTGAAATTTTTAACTAGTAATAAAACTGGAACAGGAAGTTGGCATTATGCCATAAATGGTAAATGGATAGATGGGTGGACTACTAATGGGCAGGCAACAATGACGTTTAATATAGTTAAGTTAAATAATAGTACTACATGGTTTCAAGAAGTTATTGTAATGAATAATTATAGGGAAACAATAAATTCAAGAAGGTATGATGGTTCTTCCAAGATTCATACTGGTGAAATGAATACTGTTATGGCCTATGTAGATAGTGGATATAAGTTGGAAAACTTAACTGCTATAGTGGAATATTATTAGGAATGGAAGAAAAAGAAATAATACAAGAAATTAGAGAAAGACTGGTAAAAATAGAAGTCTTATTAGAGGTTAATAACAAGGATTTATTTAATCGTGTTAAGAAACTAGAAGATACCCAAACATGGTTATTTAGATTAGTTTTTGGGGATATAGTCACAGGGGCTATAGCTCTGATGTTTAAGTAAGGAAGTGAAAATATGGACTTGATTAAATTTGTACCTGAGCATTTAATGATTTTAGTAGTGGGAATATTTATAATAGGGACATTTCTTAAGAAAACACCAAAAATAAATGATTGGTTAATTCCTTGGATTCTTTTGGTATTGGGGATTATTGGTTCGATAGCATTAAATAACTCTTTATCAGTTACATCAATAATTCAAGGAGTTATATGTAGTGGATGTGCAGTATTAACTAACCAATTATTTAAGCAAACAACAGAAGGTATAAGCAACATTAAACAAGGGTAGCTATAAGCTACCCTTTAATTTTATTTATAAACTTTAAGAGAGGTGAGATTATATTGTGCAAATATAATGTAATAGGAATAGATATGGGACATCCTGTAGGATGTGGGGCATATGGGCTAGTAAGTGAAACAGATAAAAACAGAGAGGTAGGCAAAGAACTAATTTATTTATTAACTACCTCGGGAATAAAAGTAGTTAATTGTACAATAGATAAGAAGTATAATAACGATTTAGCCCAAAGAGTTTTAATAGCTAATAAGGCCAAAGTAGATTTATATATTTCAATTCATTTAGACAGTTTTAGCAATCCAGATGCAAATGGGGTAACTGTATTTACTACAACTACAAGTGGTGCAAAAGAAATAGCTAAGAAAGTTGTAGACAATGTTTCTAATTGTTGTGGATATAAGAATAGAGGATTAAAACATAAAAGTTTTTATGTAATAAAGAATACAATTGCCCCAGCTTTTTTAATTGAATGTGGATTTGTAACTAACAAAGAAGATTGTAAAAGATTTAATGCTAAAAAAATAGCTAAGGCTATATTTGATGTTATTACAGAGTATGATAAAGTAGATATTAAAAATAATAAAAAGAGAACTATATTAAGTCCTAGACATTCTAATGAATGGTGTGCAAAATTACAGAAAGAATTTAATATTCAAGGATATAGGGATTATAATGGAAATGTTTTGATTGAAAATGGATATCCAGGACCACTTACATTAAGTGCAGCTAAAAAATGTCCTATATATCTAAATGTAAAGGGGAATATTACAAGATTGCTTCAAGATATGCTAACTGTATTAGGATATGATGTAAATAGAATTGATGGTTATTGTGGATATGGGATGATCAAAGCAATAAAAGAGTATCAAACTGATAATAAATTAAGAGTAGATGGAAGTTTTGGTCCAGAGTGTTGGAAATCTATACTGGGATTATAA